TCTGGACCAGCTTGGACCGTCGAACGCCTGAAATCCTTACGCAATGATTTGCTTCGGACTAAGGCCGGTCTGGAACCTCTTACGTGGGTTCGGAAGAACCGCCGAGGAGGTTGGTACGGGATCATTGGCGCGTTGTTTAATTACGCTACCAAAGGTGATAAACAATGGAAAAGAATCCTTATAGCGTTGAGCTGCTATACAGGTTTCCGTCCCAAAGTACCCACGCTTCAACATAAGCTAAAGTTTCGCGCTTCTGTTGAAGGATCTTTTGATCCCCAGCCAAAGTTTTCTAAAGACTTGGCTGTGCATGCCTTAAACAAGCTGGGTCTCTTGTCGCTTGGCTCTACGACCCCCTTGGTTTTATACCAGGGTCACCCGGGAAAACGCAGCCCGGGGCTAGAGCAGTCCTGCCCTCAAGATGATTTTCTCGAGAGGGAATTGGATTGGATTGGTGCAAACCAAGACCACAGGGAGTTCGCTTCTGTTTATTTTGAAGCTTATTCACCTGTGCTCCAGGGGCTTGAATTTGCGTGCCAGATACCTGATTGGTCAGCCCGACAGCCGTCGGCAACCTATCACCATATTGAAGAGTTTAGTTTTCATTCTTCATATGGCCATCCACCATGGGCAGGGAAAGTTGTCCCGCTCAATAAAGATGGTGGGTGGAAAGTACGCTGGATAGCATCACCATTTAGGATCCACCAACTGGCTTTGAAACCACTTGGTGACGCCCTCTTTAGGCGTTTAAATGATCTTCCTTGGGATTGCACATTCAAGCAAGAGAAACCTATTTCCAAAATCCAAGATTGCCTGAACCAAGGTCGAGTGGCCTACGCTGTGGATTTGTCTGCAGCAACTGATCACTTTCCACTCAGTATTCAGGTAGATGTGCTTTCTGCCATCTGTCCTAAATCTGTTTACGTTGACCTATTTCGGGATTTATCAAGGGGTCTTTGGGGATCTCCAATTGGTCCTGTTCGATGGACCAAGGGGCAACCGATGGGGTTATATCCATCTTTTGCCTCGTTCGCCCTAACTCACGGGATACTCCTCCAGTGGTTGACTGGGGGCATCCATGATGATGAGTTTTTCATCCTGGGTGATGATGTGGTGATCCTTAAGGATTCGCTATATCAAAAATATATCGAAACCCTTGATGTTCTTGGTTGTCCTTATGATCCTGGTAAAAGTTTTATTTCCCAGGACCTTACTGAATTTGCGGG